ATAGATATAAGGGGGATACAGAATATAACTATAACAATCCAGCTGGAGGGAGAGATACAGCGTGTTAAAATCGCGTCGCCCAGCTCCAGAGAAAATAAACAGTAGCGATATAATACGGTTGCTTGTTATGTACAAGCCGGCCGTACAGAAAATCTTTCATGGTCAGGTCCTTCTTAGCTGGGATAGAGAGAAGAAAGAAATTCAACTTGAGATCCCTTGCACAGGGAACTATTATTCCAAGGAGGCATTGGCACACACTAACTTCCATAAACTAAATCTAGATGAGCTAATTCCAGCTGTAGTACTGATGAAAACCGTCGATGAGTGGATGGATCTCCTAACTCCGCAGGAAGCAGAAGCACTTTTTCTCCGATTTGTGGATGTAGACCATAAAGGCCTACATCATGGATATAAACTAATGAGCTATAAAGAAATAGGGAAGAAAATGGGAATGGACAAAAAGACAGTATGGGAACATGTACAGCGGGCCCTTGTGAAAATCCAAAAACTTGCATTCCCCCACGAAATATGATATAATATTGTATGATGGAATATTAGTAGAAAGCGGGCAGATAAAAGGGCCCGCTTTTTTTATTGGTAAAAATGACCTGATAGCCCCTAAACACCCCCCGTGATGTGTTCATTGGGTACTCCCCTCGTGGAAGTACCCTTTTTTCGTAGGAAATCGGAAAGTTGGGAAGATAAGGAGTTTTCAAAATTCCAGCTGGGAAAATACCTTCCCGAATAGGATGGTGATAAAGATGTACGAACCGAAATGTAGTGTCTGCAAATCTGAATACAAAGAGCTCATCGAGGACAAGTACCATGCTGGGATGACAGCAAATGCGATAGAAAGATGGCTTCAAGAAACGTATGGTATTAAAATAGATCACAAATCCATCAAAAACCACATGGAGAAGCATTTCAACATCCAGGAAATGGTTCGTAAGGAGTACATCAACTCCGAATCATCAGATCCAGAAGAGCGAATGAAAGCATATGTAAAGGAGGAGCTCGATGAGCTTAATGAGCTTAATGAGATAATATGGCAGTCAAAGACTCTGCGTGACTTAGCGTTTAGAAACCTTCAAAACGAATCTAAACCACGGCTGATAGAAGTATGGAACGCAACTTGGAGCAGTGCTTCACGGGAAGCTATAAGGGCCATGAAGATGAAAATGGAAAAACTGGGCACATCTTCCTACAAAGAGGCAGAGGTGGCACATAGGCAATTCGTAAATGTAATATTGGGACAAATTGAGGCTGAAGACATCTATGGCAATGACGGTGAAGAATAAAGGTTTCGAGTTTAAGACATTCTCAAAGAAGCAAAAGCAACTTCTCTTTTGTTGGACAGATGGTAGCCCGTACAAAGACAGTGACATAATCATTGCTGACGGCTCAATCAGATCCGGGAAAACAATCGCAATGATCGTTTCATTCCTTTTGTGGTCACAGTATACATTTTCAAACCAGTCCTTTATAGTGGCCGGAAAGACAATAGGCGCATTGAAACGAAATGTCATAAAGCCTATGCTTCAGATCCTGGATACTTGGGGATGGCGCTATAAGTACAATAGGTCCGAGAATTACATCACCATTGGAACGAATATCTACTACCTGTTTGGTACAAACAACGAGGCATCGCAGGACGTGATTCAGGGTCTTACGGCCGCAGGTGCACTCGCCGATGAAGTTACGTTGTTTCCAGACAATTTTGTACAGCAAATGATTGGCCGATGCTCTGTGGAAGGCTCCAAGATATTTATGAATTGCAATCCAGGAAGTCCATTTCATTACATAAAAACCGATTTCATAGACAAAGCAAAAGAAAAGAACGTGTACCATTTGCACTTTACATTGGATGACAATCTCGCTTTGTCGGAATCGATAAAGCAACGGTACAAAAGCATGTTCTCTGGACTTTTCTACAAGCGATATATCCTTGGGCTCTGGGTTCTTGCCCAAGGCGTAGTATATGACATGTTTGACACGGATAAGCACGTCGTAAGGGAAGCACCAAACTGCGACGAATACATAGTCTCCGTCGACTATGGAACAGGCAATCCAACTGTATTCCTGCTTATCGGACTCAAGGACGATAAATTCTACCTTGTTAATGAGTACTATTATTCCAGTCAGAACGCTGGAAGACAAAAAACAGACCGTGAGTACGCAGATGATTTTCAAGATTTTATTGAGCAGTACAAAGAGAAGATAAAAGCAGTTTATGTCGATCCATCAGCTGCATCGTTTCTAGCTGAATTGAGAAAGCGCAAGATATTTGTTAAACAAGCAGACAATTCTGTACTGGATGGGATACGGTATGTAGCTGCTCTGATATCTCAGGACAGATTGCTTGTCCATGAAAGGTGTAAAAACACAATAACAGAGTTCACGGTTTACAGTTGGGATCCGAAAGCAACGGAAAGAGGAGAGGATAAACCGATGAAACAACATGATCATGCTATGGACGCTTTCAGATATGCACTGTATAGCTACTCACGTTCTAAGGTGTCAAGTGCAAGGTTAGATATCCTGTAGGATGGTGATCTTATGAAGAAATATAAAGATTTATTTGACCTTTACTATGGTGACTACACAGAGCAATACTGTCAATCAAAACAGCTTTTTATCGATTATGACAGCAAGGGGAATTTGAAATTCATAACCAAGAGTCTAATTGATTATGCTTTCGAGATCATATCGACAGACTACTCTTTGATTTTTGGTGATAAGTTTGAAATTAGCGTTCCAGACAATGACAGGATTACCCAAAGACTAAATGAGATCTTAGAACAAAACGATTTCACCAAGCTTGCAAGGTTGTTTGTAATGCAAGGGCTTATCTTGGGTGATAGTGCACTAAAGCTTGGAAGAGATAATGCAGGAAATATAAGAATCGGCCTTGTGAACCTTTTGAACGGTGAACTAAAGTACCAGATGGAATACGGACAAGTGAGTCAGTGGATTTATGAATACTCTATGAAACACTTGGAAGGGACTGTAAGCGTAAAGGAGATTTACACACGAGACAGGGTACAGATATATATTGGCAACGAACTCATAACAGACCTTCCAAATAGATACGGAGACTTCTGGTTAATACACGTCGCAAATATGCCAAGCCTGTCTGATCCGGTATGGGGTGAGAGTGAGCTGGAGCGTATTGGTGATACGATAGACGAAATGAATTCGACACTCTCACGTATTTCTGCTATTGAAGACATATATGCCAAGCCAAGGATAATTGCTGCTGGCCTGACTGACCTAAATAACCTAAAGCAAGAACATAACGTCTGGGCAACTCCAGATAATGCAGATCTGAAAATACTAGAGTACAACGGAAACATAATGCCGTCTATGCTGCAAAAGTATCAGGCGCTCGACAACTACATTCGCAACAAATGCCCAGAACTGATATTGAACGATCTTGGCAATATCTCTGGGTATGCTTTGAAGTTGAAACTTTCTAAATTGATTAAGAAGATTGCTAACTATAGAGCTGTCTATTTTGACGGAATTAAGAAAGCGTGCAAACTTGCACTGCTAATGGACGGAATGGGTAACCAGCAAGTTGAACTAAGCGTGTCGCCTGTAATTCCGGCTGATGAGGTTGAGGATCTAAACAAATGGCTAATGCTAATGCAGTCACAACTGGTGTCAAAACAAACTGTGGCAAAAACCTTGGGATATGACTACGAAGCAGAACAAAGGAAAATAGAGGAGGAGAATACGTGGTACCTGGAGATGATGCAAAATGGACCTGTACAAAAACTTGAACAGGACTGAGAACTACCTCTTGAATAGAAATCTTGCACTTCTTAAAGATTTCCTAAACAAGATAGTAGGAATGGTTAGTACGGGTGAGATCGGAGGAAAGACCTTTGACTGGATAAAGTGGCAGATCGAATTTCAGGGGCAGGAGTATATAAACGAATTCCGGCCATATCTAAGTAAAGAGCTACAGAAAATTTTTGAGCAAGCATGCAGGACGGCTGGAGAAAGTATTGGTGACATGTTTGGTGGTATACCTACTAATGCAATGCTCTGGTTCAATGAAAATTTCCTGCCTTTGGCAGATACGACTATGAAAAACTATGCAGGCGATTTAATGCGCACAATAGAGAACATACTTACTGCGGGCATTATATCAGGAACACCAACGGATGTTTTGACGAAGATACTTGCAAAAGAGATTCCACAGACTGCTAAGCGACGGGTCGAGGTTATGGTACGAGATCAGATAGGCAATGCATTACAGCAGGGAATATATAAAACGTACAAGGAGTACGAAGATGTTATAGAAACATATCGCTGGGTGGGGCCGAGCGATAATAGGACAACAAAATGGTGTAGAAACAGAAAGCAAATTACGAATGAAGAGCCTTGGACAAAAGAGGAAGTAGAGAAGTACATATCCCAGAATCCGCAAACATTGAATGGACTAGAGATTCGAGCAAATAGTGGGACCTTCCTGCATCCTCATATACAGTGCAGACATAGATTACTTGCAGAACCCGTGTCAAAGAAATTGTTTGTAGGTCAACTGAATACAGCGAGGTGAGAAACATGGCTGATGTTATGAAAGACAGAGTGTGGAATAACGTGCCACCCGTTGGTTCACAAGCCCGGGAGGAAATGCCGGCTCATGCCTTTTTAGATCCAGAGAACAAGAGATATCCATTCAAAAGGCATGTTGACGGTCAGTGGAAGATAAGCTGTGCAGGATTGTTGGCCGCTTATCGGCGAGCGATAGCCAACAAAGAACCAGATATAGCAAGTAAAGCACAGGTAGTTGCAAGACAAAACAAGTGCCCATGGGCGACAGAGTGAAGGAGGTTCTATTATGGCAGAAGAGGAAAAGAGGGATACTGTACAGCAACCTGAGCAGGGGGCTGACGGTGTAACTCAGAAGGAAGAAAAGCAAGAAGACGTGATATTTGATGATAAAGACCCCAAAGCGGTCTTAGCGGAAACAGCCAGACAGTTGGGATTAAACCCGGACGAGATATCTATTATGACTAATAAAGAGCTTCAGAGTTATGTTGATTCAGCGATAACAAGAGCACTTAAGAGCAGAGAGGAAAACTTAAAAAAGCAAGCTGAAATTGAAAAAATGAAGGAAAAAGGGCAATATGAACAACTGCTTAAGCAAGAGAGAAAAGAAGCTTTGGAAGATCTTAAGAACACATATCTTCAAGCTAAAGGGCTGCCTGAGGAGTTCGGAGTGCTGATCTCCATTGAACCACTTGCCGATTTAACTTTAACAGAGGCAAAAGAACAGCTAACAAGCACTCTGAATGCTGTATCTCAAAAACTAAATGAAATAGTAGAGTTAAAAGTGAACGAACGCTTAAAGAACATGGAGAAGGGTACATTTGCAACTCAGACTGACATTAACAGGAAACTTCCGACAGATCCAAAGGAAGCGTTAAAAAAAATATTTCAGGATAAGTAAAAAGGAGGCACAAACATATGGTAGTGATAAGAGGCGGAGTAACGAGCTATGATGTAAAGGAAAATAAAGTGGACGTATCACCAGTTTTGTCCATGATTCAGTTACCTGATACACCGTTACTAAACCAGATTGGCATTTCGTACAAGCCCGTATCTGCAACGAGATACGAGTGGTGGGACGATGTTGCACCAGTATTGAAAGTCCCTTTGACAGCAGCGTATACTAAGGCAGATGGCATTCTCACGGTAAGTAATGGTGCAAAACTGAAGGTTGGAAATATCGTAAAGGTTGAAAGTTCAGTTTATAGAATAACTTCAATCACTGGGAACAACCTTTCAGTTAGCGTTATATCTGATGATGCGGATCATCCGCAAGGAAAAGATGTGGAAATCATTGGTGACGCTAATCCAGAAGCGCAAGAATACACGGATAGCACATATGAGCAGAAGATCAAGAGGTACAACGTAACCCAGATTTTCACAGAGTATCTAAAATTCTCTGGGACACAGATGGCCGTACAGCAATATGTGAATGAAGATGTATTCTTGGATGAAGTGCAAAAAAAGATAGCTCTGATGAAGGTTTTGCTAGAAAGAAATGCATGGCTTGGTGTGAGAGTTGACCCGAGCGACAACTCAACGCCAAGGTTATTTGGAGGAATCAAGTGGTTCATAGACCAGGAAGGTATAACAGTTAGTGCACAATTCAATGAAGAGAACTTTAATGCATTCTTGAAGCAAATCTATGATGCAAATGGAACAATTAGGGAAGCATGGATGAATCCGGCAACGCAGGCATATTTCAATGCCTTGAATAGTGACAAGATAATTGTTGACAGAGGAGATACAACGGTAGGAAGGCTTGTTACCGCATATCTCTCTAACTATGGTACTCTTGCCATCAGAACAACACCACACTTGCCAGAAGGTATGATAGTGGTATTTGACACCACCAAGGTGGCTGTTAAGCCTCTTAGAAATAGGCAGGCCTCGTATGAAGAACTTGCCAAAACAGGAGACCTAGTAAAAGGCCAAATCGTTGGTGAATATACTCTCGAATTCAGGAATCCTGATGTAGCAGGCATTTTCTATGTTCAGTAATCGCAATTTCGTATAGAAAGGAAGGGCGTCATGCCCTTCTTTTTTGAAGAGGAGGCTAGCTATGAAATACCTATATTTAGGCAAAGCAAAGTTTATAATAATTGAAGGAAAAGCTTATCCTGTGAAAGTTGAGAACGGTGTAGCAATAGTTGAAATCCCAGATGAAATAAAAGTGAACATGAGTATTCTAAAACCAGTAACTAAAAAGCCTCGCATTGAAAGAGGAAGTGACACAAATGACAAATCTTGAATATCTAAGAATGAGGATACCTGACAAGGACCCGGCAGAGAAAATCCTTACCGATGATGAACTTAAGGAAATAATAAGACAAAATTCAGAGGTAATTGTCGTACAAGCACAACGGAGAGATCGGGAAGGATACGTTTATCAAATACCATTCAAAAGGGTTGATGAAGATTACCGTGAGAGGGTATGGATAAACGGAATAGAACAGCTAGAGTTCGCATATAACAAGGAAACGGGCGAGATCACATTCAAAACACCTCTAAATTATGCGACTGTAGAGATACAAATAAAGCGTATAAGTTGGGGCGATGTGTTAGCAGATGTGTACGAAATCATAATGGGAGATTTTAGAAAGCTTACTTCCTTTTCTGTTCAAAATGCGACTCAATCGATGGATGATATTAAAGCACATTTACGTTATCTTGCAAGATACTACAGGTCTCCAACTGGGTGGGACTTATGATTGAACTTCAAGCGGATAGTGAAGAATTGAAAAAGATACAGCGATATGCGTCAGATAGTAGATTTCAGGAACTGGTGAAAAAAGCATTGACTGGTGCAGGTTTAGAGCTTGAAAACAAGATTGTCGAAAATGTATACGAAAGAGCCAGCAACACAGGTAGGCTGGGTCAGTCATGGAATGTAAAAGCGATTGATTACAAGCAAGTCAAGGTGTTTTCAAATCTGTTGTATGCGCCGTTCGTTGAGTACGGTACCAAGCCACACAGACCACCTATTGAGCCGATATACAATTGGGTGCGTCAAAAATTCCAAACAGGCGGTGAAGAAGCCAGGGGAATAGCTTGGGCTGTATGGAATAAGATCGCAGAGAAAGGCACCCCCGAAAAAAGGTACGTACGTGATGCAATAAGCAGCTTTAATCTGGACAAGTGGCTTAAGGAACTCATAAGGAACTGGGAAAGTGAAGTGGGAAAATGATTGAAAAGGTGCTGTCTCTAGCAGAAAGTTTGAAAAGTTGTTTTAGCGATGTGGTTTTGTCAGATGATGTAGCACTTCAAAAAACTAATGTTGCAGTGCTGTTTATAGAGAAGATAAGCACAGAGTACATGACACTTCAAAGAAAGAGGAAGACATGTAATACGGCGATGATCTTTTCGGTTGAAGGGCAGCCGCAAGCTTGTTATCAGGAAGTTGATGCAAAATTGAAAGATATAGAAAGCATCCTTGAATCTTCTTTCAATCACTACGAAATTGGTGAAGTGGAATTCAGTTATGTAAAAAACGTCAAGAAGCTGTTTGTATTTATAAGGTTTTCTTTTAGCTGGGAATTATAGTGGAGGTGACAGCAAATGGGAGCAACTGGTGCAAAGAGTGGAATAAAGTTAGGAATTGAGAGCACATGGGGAACACCTGCAACACTTAAGTACTTGTTGCCATTCACATCGGAAAGTTTGAATTACAAGGTTGAAACGTCCAAAAGTGAAGCAATACTAAACACAAGAGGGACAAAGGCAATCGCTCCTGGAAAAGAAGGAGTATCTGGCTCAATAGAAGTAGAAGCATATCCAAAGATTTCGGGATTACTCTTTTACTTGGCTCTTGGGAAGGCGTCTCTAAAAGACCCGGACGAAGACGCAAATAGTGGTGATGAATACATAGAGGTAAAGCCAATCGGTATCTCTGAGGAGTTACCTTCTGTAACCGCAAGGGTCAATCATGGTGGAGTAAAGACTTTAGATTATACCGGCCTGAGGGTAAATACCCTGAACTTTGAAGGTAGTGTCGGAGCTATACCAAAAATCTCCATGGACTTGGTGGGCCTCGCTGAATCCGAAAACGTTGCAACAGAAGGAACGGTGGAAACTCTTGACAAGGAACCATTCTATTTCAAGGAACTTTTACTCTCCAAAGATGGAGTAACATATAACGTAAACAACTATTCGGATATCAAGTTCAGCATATCAAACAACATTGATGAGGATGAATATGCCCTGGACGGTACTGGTAAAAGAAGAGGACTTGGTGCGGGAGCCTTGGAAATAACCGGTAATGCGACATTAATACTTGATTCATCAGCTTTCTCAGGTGAATACACGAAGTTTAAGCAATGGCAAACATTTGAGCTATATATAAAACTATCTAAGAGTGGCAAGGATCTAATCGTGAGATTGCCTATGTTGCAGATCACAGAAGCGACCCATGATGTGGGCGGAAAAGACAAGATCACGATGAACCTAAAATTTGAAGCGCTCGAAGATGAAACATATGGACCAATAGTGGTCGAGGATCATTGGAGAACAACGTTATACTAATTGGAGGTGTAATTGATGCTTTTTGCAAAGGACAGTACAGTAAGGATATATTTTGCTGAAGATGGTTCAATTTCAGAAGTGCCAACTGAAGACTGGGTTGAAGTCCTAGAGGAATTGCCCTATTACTTACACGAAAAGCTCTTGAAAAAAGGGAAAGCTCGTATATCGCAGGATGGTGATTTCGAGGTAAGTCTGGATTTTTTGATGTTTGAGGCTGATTTTTATGCTGAAGTCATCAAAAACTGGAGCGTAAACTTGCCAGTAACAAAGGAAAATGTTCAAAAGCTGAAAAGTCCTGTGTTGAACAGTTTGGGTGACAAATTGCGTCAAATGTATAATCTCGGTGGTGGCAATGATATTCAGGCTGGGATCCGATGATTGGGTGATAACTAAGGACTGCATAACTATCAAGGCTTTGATTGATCTTAAGCGGGTAAGTGAGGTAACAGCACTTGCCCATGTGATTCTAAGCTGGAGTTCCGATAGACCCATTGATGAGCTCTCAACTGGCTGGTTACGCCCAGAGATAGCAAGCCATATACTTAACACCCTTATAAATAACTATGCTACCTTGGTGAATGACAAGGTAATAATAGAACAGATAGCAAAAATGGTTGTAAGAGGCATCCGCATGAGTGACGAAGCAGAGAACCATGAGAGCTATTACTACGATGCCATTAGCTACCTCCAACCGTGTTTAGGTGCATTTGGCGAGATCTTAGTCTTGCCTGAAGAGGGTGGAATGGTAGACCAGAGAGCTGATTACATGCTTTTTTTGATGGCTCTACGCAAGGCGGTACTGGAGGAAAAAGGCAGGTGAGAACATGGCCCAGGAAACTCTTTCCATAATTTTGAAGGCAGTAGATTCGGCGTCTCCTGTACTCAAGAATTTTAGTGGCACTCTTAACACTGTATCAAGCAAGCTTTCCAATGTAAGAGACGAACTTAAAAAATTCAGTAATGAAATAGATAGTGCGATGAAATACGCAACCAAACTAACAGGAGCTTTAATCGGTGTGGTAAGTGGTTCTACGTATTTTGCCGCAAATGTTGAGAAGGCATTTCAAAACGCACGAACAATGATGGAGATGACAGACAGCCAAGCAAAGCAGATCCAAAGTTCAATACAGGAATTATCATTGGCCTCTGGGAAATCATTACAGGAACTGGGCGACGCTCTCTATATGCTTGGATCAGCTAGTGTCAAAGCCACCGATAGTATTGATGTGCTAAAAGCTACAACTATTTCTTCAATTGCAGGAGCAACGGATATAAGCACGACGTTCAACAGCGCTATATCAATAATAAACGCATATGGAATGAGCATGAAAGATTTGAGTACTGTGTATGCAATGCAATTTGAGGCTGTCAAAAAAGGGTTATTAAACTATGAGGAACTTGCCAGGGACTTTGGAACACTTATCCCTGCAGCTAGGAACCTAGGTGTGAGCCTTAAAGAAGCCCTCGCAGGGTACGCTGCGTTAACAACGGCAGGCTTTCGATCCTCAGAGGCAGCAAATGCAGCTGAGGGAGCTTTCCGGGACATAATGCAGCAAGCAGATAAATTCCAGGAATTAGGTGTCAAAATATACGACTCGAAAGGACAATTTGTCGGACTCACTGCAGTTGTGGAACAGCTTAGAAAAAGACTAGATGGTCTAACAGACGATCAAAAACGTATTGCAGTACAGCAGTTAGCTCTTTCTGAAACTGGTTCCAGAGCACTACTAACATGGGTAAACAGCTATGACAAATATCTGGATGTCCTTTCTGGTATAAGAGGCGACACGGAAGCTCTAAATGATGTTTACAAGACGCAAACTCAATCAATCTCATTCTTGTTGGATAGATTAAAAGCAAGCATCGGTTTACTCAATATGGCATTTTTCAATGCCATGCGCAGTGGGATAGTTAATTTTCTAAATCAAGCCATTAACACAATTCGTGCTTTGACAATATGGGTCGGGAAAAACCAAGAGACTGTATCGCAACTTGTCTGGACTCTGTTAAGAATCGGCGCCATTGCTATAGGAGTCTTGGCTTCTCTAAAAGTATTATCTCAAGCTGCACAAGTTGGGACTTTCTTGCTTAACCCATATGTATTGGCCCTATTAGGCGTAGCAGCTGCTTTGTACAAGTTGTGGCAAACAAAGAATGAAGGAAAGAATTTTGCCGATTTTATACAATGGCTTTGGAATCAGCTAGTAACCTTCTTCACTGGCCTGATCCAGTGGGTTGCAAGCGTGGACTGGGCAGGGATATTTGGAAAGTTCTTTGGTTTCTTTGAATGGATATGGAATGGTCTTTCAACAGGTTTTAGGACTGTATGGGAATGGACAGTGACAGGTCTTGATTGGGTGTGGGAGAATATCCTCGTACCAATAGGTACAGGAATCTGGAATGTAGTTAGTACTGCTTGGGAGTGGATAGTAAACGGCCTGACATGGATTTGGGACAGCATTCTTGAACCTGTTGGTAAAGGAATCTGGAATGTTCTGACAAGCACTTGGGAATGGATTGTGAATGGGATCGACTGGCTCTGGAACGATATCCTTGAGCCTGCAGGAAAGGGAGTCTGGAACGCTCTACGGACATCCTGGGAGTGGATTGTAAACGGCGTGGAATGGTACTGGGATAACGTCGTGATGCCACTTAGCAATGGGATTTTGAACGCTTTCAAAACATCCTGGGAATGGATCGTAAACGGTGCAGAGTGGTACTGGAATAATATCGTGAAACCGCTTGGTGAAGGAATCTGGAATGCGTTTACGACGTCCTGGCAATGGATTGTAAATGGTCTGGAATGGTTATGGAATAACGTCGTCAAGCCACTTAATGAAGGTGTTTGGAATTCCTTGAAGACATCCTGGGAATGGATTATAAACGGTTTAGAATGGTTATGGAATAATGTGCTGGTTTCAATCAGTAAAGGAATCTGGAACTCTTTGAAGACCACATGGGAATGGATAATAAATGGCATTGACTGGATAAAAGACAATGTTCTTGTACCTCTTGCAAAAGGAACGTTCAAGCTTGCAAAAGTCACATGGGAGTGGGTCATTAGTGGACTTGATTGGGTAAGAGATAAAATAATAGATCCGCTTGCAAAAGGAACATTTGCACTTGCAAAGGCTACATGGGAATGGATAGTTAAGGGTGCTGATAAGCTCTGGAATGACATAGTTGTAAAAGCTGTCAATGGGACCTTTAAGCTAGCTGATGCAACATGGAATTGGGTTGTAAAAGGCCTTGAAACCGTAGCAAAGGCCATTGAGTACTTCAATACAACTGTCAAAACTACATGGCAAATTACGGTTGAGTGGTTTGAAAATACGATGAACAAAGTCGGACAAAAGGAACTAAAAAAGGCACAGATAGCACAGCAAACTCTTAACGATCAAAATCTGCCTTGGTGGCAGAAAATGCTCATATTTATCGGTCTCTACGGTAACACTGGGTATGCTGAGGGTGGGTACACTGGCGATGGTACTGCATTTTCAATCGCAGGCGTTGTTCATAGAGGTGAGTACGTGTTACCTGCCTGGCTGGTAAAGAGCTATCCTGACGTAATAGCTTCTCTCGAAAGAATCCGACAAAGAGGATTTCAAAGTGGAGGTAGTGATGTTCCAGTTGCAACAGGAATAAGTGAGGAAACTAAGCAAAGCAATGATTGGATCAAACAGCTCTCTGACATGGTCCTTGGAATTGGAGACATCCTTACAAACATGGGCTCAGATATGAAAATGATATTAGAATCCCCTGCAATGAAAGAATTACCAGAGTACCTGTCACAATATTCTGATACGCTGAGCTCATTAACTAATGCAACGTACGACATCGGAGATACTGCAGAAATGATAAAGAAGGATAACGAAAAGCAGAGTTATGGATTTGGTAACTTCCTAAACAGTTTAAGAGAAGCATTTTCAAACCTAAAAATGATTTTCCCGGAACTAGAATTTTATTCATCGGCATTTCAGCTGGCTCTAAATTCGGTAAACTTGCTTGGCAGCTCGACAGCTGATATATTTGCAGGGCTCAAGGCGAATATATCCAGTTTCTTTGCGGCAAACGCACTTGCTATAGGGCAAGCACTGCTAAGCGTGGCATCTCAATCGCAGGTCCTTATGGCTGTGCTTAATCCAATCACCACTGTAGTAAGGGCAATGTTTGCAGTGTTACAACCACTGCTTGATGATGCACTTAGACCGTTTGTCGGGGCATTGGTTGTAATGGGCCAAACGATTGGCACCCTGCTAATCCCAGTCTTAAGCTTACTCAATCCAATGATCAAGCTAATCGCAAGTCTCTTTGTTACCTTACACAACGCAGTTGTCGTGCCAGTCGGTAACGCAATTACAAAGATCTTTGTAGTAATATATAACGTCATAGCTGACATATTTAATGGGATTGCTGGAGTAGTCAATGCTTTGGCTGGATGGCTCGGCGTACATATTCCAGAAATGGAAAAACTAAATGCCGAGGCAATCAAACTTGAAGCAGTTGACCTTGGGGACCTTACGTACGGATTCAACACAGGCCAGACATCCAACGAGAAGGTGCAAGCTGCAGGTGGTTACGCAAACGTCCCGGCACCACAACTGCCAGAACCGGCACAAGCAGGCTACGGTGGGTCCATAGCACGACCGGGCAGTAATGTAACGTACGAAATTCACCTCAGGTTTGAAAACTCGATTGTAGGTGATAAGGCGGCAATAACAGACTTTATTGTTCAGGCAGTGAGGGAATCTCAAAGACGCTTGGGAATTTCTACTGCAATATAGTGCTGGGTGGTGGGCTAAATGAAAATAACATCACTTCAAATAGATTACCAGCTAGCAAACACAACTGGAAAAAGTTCTACACCAGCGATTAGCAGTTTGAGCTTCACAACAGCGACAAGTGAGATTGCTTCAACGACTCCAGTTGTGTCGCAGCTGTCTGTCTCTATAACTGGAACAGACATAAGGACAAAAAAGAGCCTCACCCCTTCTTTCTCTTCAGTTTCTTTTTTAGCTAGCTCAGCAGACATAGGTTCTCTCTCTCCGGTTGTTAGCAAACTTGAGCTTGGCACAAATAACATCAGAACTGGGCTATTAAATACACCAACTTTGAGCGTTGTAAGTTTTAACACTATGCCAGCAGATATTTCAAGTGAGACCCCTGTTATTCAGAGTATTCTTGCCCAAATTGTCGGGCATGATAGTAGGACTGGCCTCGGAGTAACTCCAAATTTGAGTGTCGTGAGTTTCGCAACAACGGTTGCAAATATTGGTAGCTCATCACCAGTCATATCAAGATTTGTTGTTGAATCATATGAGATACCAAAAAATCCTGTACCAACCACGGTAACCGATCCAAAATATATCTTGGCTTCCTTGAAAAGGCCAGAGGCGGTGGAAACATGAACCTCAAGAATAAGAGAGTCATAAGAGTAGAGATCGATTTTGATGGAAGCGGTACTTTTTACGATGTTTCTGAGTTCGTCAAGCGGAAATCTCTCAATCGATATCTGGCATTTGATAAACAAGATACCATGGACAAGCTTGAAATAACCTTACGTAGCAAAAGAGGGCTATTTGATCCATTTAAGTTTGACGATACCTTTGATCCTGCAAATATGAAATTCAATGGCCCGAAGCAACCAGATGGTTTTGGTAACTTGAGAAGAGGTAGGCCAATAAGAGTGTATGCAGACATTCTGAACACTGATTATGGTGATCTTTCATCCTTGATATTTACCGGTGTTGTGGATAGCTGGACATACGATGCAAAGAACGAAGAAGCTAGTATTGAAGCTCTTGACTTTGGATTGAAACTTTCTGAGGAACTTCCAGCAGACCTTAGTCTTTCCAACATGTATTTTTCACGACAGATAAATAAAGGGGACGATCTCGTCAATTACCTCTGCTCTCTGGCTAACGTAACTGCGAATACTATTGATATCCCGATAAAAGCACCTCTTTTTCAGTTGCGGAGTGGCGAGACTTTGTGGAAAGGCCTAACGAAGATAGCCCAAGCAGTTGGAGGGTTTATACATGTTTCCGGAAGTGGAGAGTTAATATTTAGAAGCTTCCTTTTCAAAAACGACTATGATTATGAACCAGATGCGACGATTAAAGACAATCTTATAATAAACAAACCGGAGATTTCATATACACAACCTGTTAAAGCAATACGAGTTAGAGGTCAATACTACTCGATTTCGAGTGTTCTCCAAGGTGTGTTTACACTCCGAAAAGCAATCAAACTTGAACC